AGATGTCTGATGAACAACTAAAAGATCTAGGATGGGAACCATTTGATCTTGCACTTCTTCGACAAGACCTAGACAGATTCATCGATAGTGATCAACAAATAATTGATATCTCAAATAAAGTTGAACTTCAAAAGGAAAAGGTAAACTACCTAGAAAATCTTGTTAAAGTAATTTCTCAGAGGAATTGGAATATTCGTTCTGCAATTGATTGGATTAAATTTACACAGGGACAATGATTGAAGTAAAACAAGTAGATGCCGTTAATTTAAAAATCGACTGTGAAAAAAGCATTGCTAAGGAAATAAGTTCCTTTTTCACTTTCTCGGTTCCTAATTATCAATTTACACCAGCATATAAGAATAGACTATGGGATGGAAAGATTCGTCTTTTCAATACTCTCACTCATACTCTTTATGTTGGATTGTTAGACTACTTGTTTAAGTTTGCCGAAGAGCGAGGATATAAACTTCAATATGAACCAGTTCAGAATTTAAATTTAAAATTCAATGAACAAGATATAGAAGACTTCTTTAAAAGAACAAAATGCTATAGTGATGGTAGCGAAATACCCCCACACGAATATCAAAAAGATGCAGTAAAGCATGCCCTATTGAAGCAAAGAACATTACTCATCTCTCCGACTGGAAGTGGTAAGTCTTTGATAATTTACATGTGTGTTAGATATCTTTTAGAAAAAATTCCACCACATAAGAAAATTTTAATTGTAGTTCCAACAACCGGTCTTGTTGGTCAAATGGCAAATGATTTCCACGATTATTCAAATAAGGATGGATTTCTCCGTAATTGTCATGCGGTATATTCCGGTCAACCAAAAGAGACAAATAGAAGAGTTATAATTTCAACTTGGCAGAGCATCTATAAGATGAAAGAAGAATTCTTTAAGGATGTTCTCTGTGTGTTCGGAGATGAATGCCATTTGTTTAAAGCAAAATCTCTCACTACCCTAATGAATAAAATGAAAGGTTGTGAATTTAGAGTTGGAACTACAGGAACACTAGATGGAACGCATGTCCATAAATTAGTAGTAGAAGGTTTATTTGGTCCTGTTTTCCGTGTTACAACAACAAAGGATCTAATTGATCAAAATTTCTTATCAAATATAAAGATAAACTGCATTCTTTTAAAGTATCCAGATTCTAAAGTTGAAGAAATTAAAAGAGCAAAGTACATAGATGAAATACAATGGTTAGTTGCAAATGAAGAAAGAAATTATTTCATAGAACAACTGTGTAAGAACTTAACAGGGAATACTCTAGTTCTATTTAACTTTGTTGAGAAACATGGGATACCAATGTATAAAAGGCTAAAGCAATACTCTGAATATCCTTGCTATCTCATTCATGGAAAAACACAGGCGGATGACAGAGAATCTATTCGTCAAATTGTAAATAAACAATCAAGAAGTATTCTTGTTGCTTCATATGGCACATGTAGTACAGGAATTAACATCAAGAACATACACAATATTGTTTTCACATCACCATCTAAATCGGTAGTTAGAGTCTTACAATCGATAGGTAGAGGATTGCGAAAGAGTGAAAAGAAAGATAAAGTTTCAATATACGATATAGGTGACGATCTTCGATGGAAGAAGTACCGTAACCATTCTCTCCGTCACATGGACGAAAGAATCAACCTATATAGTAATGAGAGATTCCCTTACGAAGTAGTCAATATTAATCTAAAGGAGACATCATGAATTGCAAAATACTAAAATTAAAAAGTGGTGAAGAGGTTATTTCAATTCTAACAGAGACTAAGGGCAAATACACTCTTAAGAATCCCATGTTATTTCGCTTTACTACGATGATGGATATGAGTGGTAGACCGTATGATATGACCACTCTAAAGGATTGGTTATATAATAGCGACGAAAAAACCATTAGCATCCCTCGTAGTCATGTTGCCTCAATTATAGAACCATCTCAAAAGTGCAAAAGCATTTACATGCAGCAACTTGATAATCTTTCTGCCGTTTCTAGTAATGTAGTTACTGACGAAGATAGAGAAATGGCAGAAAAAGAAATGGAAGACATGTTTAACGAACTCTTTGAGAAGTTTGGTCCTGGTGGTGGTGCAGGTGGAGATTCTTCAGTTCTAGGTAAACTAGAAGGTGATGATAGTGAAATGGGTACAGAAAAAATGAACGGGCAGGAAATGATTTATATGAGTATGGTTTTCCCACCTGAGATGATTATGAATCTTATTACTTCTGGTATTTTGGATCCTCGTGATCTACAAAAAATGATCAAGGAAGTGAAGAAGAAGAATAAGTTTACAGGGGATGAGAAGGATCGAAAAGACTTCGGAAATAAGTTCTCCGATTGGAATCCTGATCCTAATTCAGATGACTATGCTTGAGTGGTTTCTAGAGTACTCAGAGGGCTTTAGAGCTCTTAGAGTATAGTTACTATTATCCTTTTCCATAGCCCACACAGACAGTGTAACGAGGTTGTCAAGTATTGTCAACCAATTTTTAGAAGATTCTTGATTTTTATATAATGGAAGGTATACTAGTGTCACTATGGGAAAGAAAAAGAAACCAAAGCAAGAAGAAGAAATAGAAGAAATAGAAGAAATAGAAGAAGCATTAGAACAACCTAATTTAAAACATTATGTTGATAATGCTAAGTTTTGCAGAGAAATGTCGGAATGGAAGAAGTTGGTGAGAGATGCCGAACAGGCAGACGAAAAACGACCACCAGTAACCGATTATATTGCCGAGTGTTTCTTACAAATTGCAGAACATCTTTCCTATAGACCCAATTTTATTAATTACCCATTCAGAGAAGACATGGTAGGAGATGGTATAGAGAACTGTCTTCTTTATGCACATAATTTTGACCCTAAGAAATCAAAGAATCCCTTTTCCTATTTCACTCAAATAATTTATTATGCGTTTCTTCGTAGAATAGAAAAAGAAAAGAAACAATCATTTATAAAATATAAGTCCTTGCAAATGAATGATATGGATGGTAAATTTGTAGACTGGTTGAAGGAGAATCAAGGATCTTCTACCTATTCTGAATTTATACAAAAAACATTCTCTTTAACGGAACAAGATATTAATAATATGGAACCCAAAAAGAGAAAGAAGCGCAAAAAGAAAAGTAAAAGTAAGAGCAATAGGTTATTTGAATGAAAATTGCATTTATAAATGACACGCACTTTGGTGTTAGAAACGACTCTCCATTTTTTCTGGAGCAGTCTTTAGATTTTTTTGAAAAGACATTTTTTCCCTACTTAAAGCAACACAATATTACAAATGTGATTCATTTAGGTGATTTGTTGGATCGTAGAAAGTTTGTTAACTTTAACACTCTTTCTCAGGTTAGAAAGCGTTTCTTTAAACCTTTGATTGATAATAATATCAAAGCATATATTACCATTGGAAACCATGATACTTACTATAAGAATACTAACAGTTTAAATTCAATTAATGAACTATTCTTTAATGAATCTGATGTTATTAAAATTATTGAGTCTCCAACTGCAATAAATTTTGATGGTCTATGTATTGGTATTATTCCTTGGGTGACTCGTGATAATGAGGCGGAATGCTTACAATTTATTAGTAAGTGTAAATGTCCAATTATTGGAGGACATTTTGAAATTAGTGGATTTCAAGTAATGAATGGGGTGATACATCCACTGGGCTTAAATAAAAGAATATTTGATAGATTTGAACTTGTTCTATCTGGACATTTTCATCTAAAACAAAATAATGGAAATATTCATTATCTTGGAACACAGTATGAATTAAATTTTGGAGACATGAATAGTCCGAAGGGATTTCATGTTCTAGATACAGAAACTAGAAACCTTGAATTTATTAAAAATCCAAATAAAATATTTCATTTGATTAAATATGATGATTCTACCGAAGAGGGAATCAATACGATTTTAACGGAAAATCTAAATCAGTATAAAGGAGGATTCATAAAGGTAATTGTTGCAAATAAAACAAAACCTTTTGCATTTGATAAATTTGTAGATGCTCTATATTCTTTAAATCCACAGCAGTTAACAATTGTAGAAGAATATAGCGAAAAGCAAACTACTATTGACATAGACATAACAGAAGATACAATGTCTATTATAAATAAAGAGATAGATTCACTTGAACATATTAAAGATAAAACAAAATTGAAAGTGATTATTAAAGATTTATATATGGAGAGCTTAACAATATGACACCAAATGAAACGATACCTCTTCCCGAAGAGAAGAAAGAACCTATATTTTCTGCTGAAAATTTTAAACCATCAGAGTCTGATATCCCCCCTGTAAAAACAGCAGAGGGAGTTCCTGTACGCACATCACATAGTCACTACATGGGAATGTATGATTATAATAACAATGAGTTTGCAAGAAAGGAACGATTTATTCAACGAACCTATGTTGGTAAGTCTAAGTTACACGGATATGGTGTATTTGCAAAAGAAGACATTAAGGCCGGAGAAATAATCGAAGAATGTCAGGCACTTCTTTTGGATTCTACCTTTAAGAATAATAAAGATTGGGTTCTTCAGCGGTATGCCATGACCTGGACATGTGGTTGTGATGTATGTCGTACTAATGGAAATACTATGGCAATAATGATGGGAAATGGCAGTCAATATAACCATTCTGAAACACCAAATTCGTATATTGTACAAGACAGTTATATGAAAACATTTACATATTATGCACTGACTGATATTCCAAAGGGAACTGAAATTGTTTGGTATTATGGAGTTGGTTATGCAAATAGACTTCGTTCAGAGGGAACCCTAGTACATTCAAGAGGAATTCCTGATGGAATTCAAAATATAGTAACAGGAGCTGCAAATCATATTGGCGCATATATGCCACCTGCATCAAAGGATCCACCAAAGAAGGGTTGTGGTTGTGGTGCAAAGAAACCACCAACACCTGGCAAGAAAGTAGTCGATGTTGATGGAAATACTCATGTTCTTAGAGAACAAAATCCAAAAGAACTTGCAGAACCGAAAGAACCTGTACAGTTTAGATCAATGGTAGTACCAGATAAGATTATTGGTGATGATCAAGTTTCAGAAAGTAAAGTTTAAAAATTTTGGATCGTTTGGTAATACATTTACCGAATTAACATTGGACAAAAATAATACCACTCTCATTTGCGGAAGCAATGGGAGTGGTAAGTCCTTTGCTTTTTTGGACTCTATTACCTTTGCTCTTTTCGGAAAACCTTTTCGTAAGATCAATATTCCTCAACTTGCAAATTCTATCAATTCTAAAAATTGCTTAGTTGAGATTGAATTTACAAAGGGCAATGAACATTATCTTATTCGAAGAGGATTGAATCCAAAGGTATTTGAGATTCATAGAAATGGAACTTTTAAATCAAGATGCCAAGAGTGTAGACTACCAGGCAGTTTTAGAGGAACAAATTCTTAAGATGAATTACAAGACATTCACACAAGTTGTGATTCTTGGTAGTTCATCGTTTGTTCCTTTCATGCAACTGAATGCATCTGATCGCCGAGCAGTTATTGAAAATATTCTTGATATCAATGTTTTTAGTTCCATGAATATGATTTTGAAGGGAAAGATATCTGCTCTTAAGGAAAATCTTAGAGAAGCAAATAATTCTATAGAAATTCAAAAAGAAAAAATTAATTCAAAATCAGATCTTATTAGTAGTCTACAGAACAAAAGCAACAAAGATATAGAACATACTAATGAAAAGATTCAAACAATAGAGTCTGAAATACAGCAACTTCTAAATGAGATTGATGATTTAGAAAATTCTATAACGGATACTATGTCTTCTATGAAGGATAGAGATGCTGTATTGTCTAAATTGAATGAGATTAAAACATTAAAGACTAAAATTGGTGTTAATTTATCCTCATTGACCAAAGATATAAATTTCTTTACAGAGAATGAAACATGTCCTTCTTGCTGTCAATCTATTACTTCTGAAGTGAAAGAAAAAGAACTTAAGAAGAGAGGTACAAAGAAGAATGAATATGAAAAAGCAATTTCTGAACTAGAAAAAACTATTCTTGAGTATGATTCTCGGATTGAAGAAATTAATATCTCGTCTTCATTTGTTCAGAGTAAAAATATTCAACTTCTTCAAAAGAAAACATCAATTGATAATGCAAAGAAATTTCTAAAGACCCTTACTGATGATTTAAAGAAAGCAAATATTTCAACAGAAGAAATCACATTAGAAAAGGGAAAACTAGAATCAATGAAAGTTTCTTTGGTTGAATTGGAAACCAAGAAGATAGAGATGAAAGACGAAGAGCATTATTACCAATATGCCTCCGATCTTCTAAAAGACTCTGGAGTGAAGGCGAAGATTATTAAGTATTATCTTCCTTTCATGAATAAGTACATTAATAAGTTTTTAACTTCTATGGATTTCTTCGTGCAATTTATCCTAGACGAAGATTTTAATGAAACCATTAAGAGTCGTCATCGGGATGAAATGAGTTATATGAACTTTAGTGAAGGTGAAAAGATGAGAATTGATTTGGCACTTTTACTCGCTTGGAGAGAAATTGCCAGAGCAAAGAATAGTGTTAATTGTAATCTTTTGATCCTTGATGAAGTATTTGATTCCTCTCTAGACAGTTTGGGCATGGAAGAATTGATGAAACTTTTAAATTCAGTAAGCGATAAGTCGAATATCTATGTAATTAGTCACAAGTCGGATCAACTTGTTGATAAGTTTCAAAATACAATTTCATTTGAAAA